GGTCTCGCGCTTCTTCGCTTATAGTCTCGAAAACTTCTTCATGCTCTTCGATTACGTCTATCAGGTTTGTGGGTTTAGGTTGCTCACTCATTTAATTAGCACCTCGTCGGTTTCGCAGTCGGGGTTCGGGCACTCATATCTCGCGCGCCCATCCCGAAACGGAATACGTCCCGTAGGATAGCCGTTAGACTGTTCTGTCGGCGGTGTCGATACCTTCGGCGAGGTTCCTCGATGTCCTGTTGACGACCTCGCAACGTTTGTCGACTGCGACGTTGAGAAGCTCGTGTATGGGCTTCTCGACCTCCTCCGACCGCGCCTTCTGTTCCGCGACTTGGAGGTGGGCGAACGCCTCTATGACGTGCTGTAGAGCGTCCATGTCGCTCATCTACTCTCCCTCCTTGCAGTCCACGGCGCGCTTGAAACTGTCTGCCGTCGTGTGTTCGTGACCGCACTCCGTACAACGGAAGTATTCGTACGGACTGCCCGTTTCGTCGCGCGCTATCTCTCTGATGATGCTGTGCTCTCCGAACTCTTTTGTCGCCGTGGTCTGTATGCTCATTTGTCTCACTTCTCCGTGAGACTCGGGTTCGGTGTGTCAGCGCCGGACCTTTCCTACTGAACCGACCGGAAAGGTCACCCCTCGTCTCGTATGTATACAATATGGGCGCAACGTAATAAGGGTTACGTTTCGTATATGATGTCGACGTTGGTTCTAAAGCCGCAATATTTTTCCAACGCCATTGACAACATAATGTATGCCGCCTACTGAGACTACAAGCACAAGTGAACGCCGGGCACTTCTCACAGACCGAGAGCGTGAGATTGTCTCCGGTGAAGCGGATGATGTATCGAACGAATATAGATACCAAACCGTGAGCCGAATCAGGTCGAGGTTCGAAAGGCTTGAAGGTGACTTGAAGGCTCTTGATGAACACGGTGACCTTTTTGATGAACTTCGGGAGATAGTCTGTAATACTGATTTGGATGACTGACAAACCACAACTTCCTTGTCCCAACTGCGATGAAGAATTTGACTCAGGAGCTGAGTGGTCAGACCACCTAGAGAATGAACACAATAGACCTGTCCATCCTGACGAGCTATTCCACGACCAACCCGCGTCGCCTCCACCTTCCGTCGATAGTACTTGGTTGGAGATTATAGACAATAATAAGAATGTTGAGAGTCTGCTGGATAACTTCTCAGAAAATTTCGGAGAGTACGCCGAGAGGAAACAGGAGCATAAACTATCCGTTATGAAGTCAGCAGGGGGAATCTTCGCGCTCATTCTCATTATAGCCTCGATTCTGGTGGTCAATGGTTCTATATCGGGCAGTTCCTATACATTGCTTCTCGGGACGCTACTAGGCTACTTCATGACCTTCGTAGACGATTATCTGATGTAGGCTAACTCTTCGACCACTCACTCGGACGCCGGGGATTGAGCCATATTGCATTCTTATGTTGATGTATACTCGATTGCTACGCTAGCTGTACTTCCACCGCTCATATCGCCATCCTCCGGTGTCTCGACAACCTCTATGACCGGCTCGATTGTTTCGATACGGTCGCGCCACCAGATTTCGGCTTCCTGCAACACCTGGTGGAGGTTCGGACTGTATCCGAAGTCGTTGCTCGGTTCGCTGTCGATTAGCTGGAAGTGCTCGACGGCGTCGACGACATCGCCGGACCCGTCGAGAAACGGCTCGCGCGGTCCTACGTCCTCATGCACCCGGAGAGTCTCTCGAATCTGTGACATCAACCCCTCCGGATCGTTATCTGTGCCGCGAACAGTCCATACCGCTATCTGGAACGTCATTTCGAACGTCGCGTCGAAGATTCTGCCGACATGGTTGCCGTCACCGTCCGTGACGTAGTTGACGAAGTCGGTGTTGTGCCGCGTCGCGCGGACGGTTGAGACGGCGGTCGTCTCGACGAGAGGGAGTGATACGTGCGCGTCTTCTCCCTCGATGCTCGCCTCCTGGGCGATGTACTGCTCGCTGGGGAGTGAGACGGTGCTGCTATCCTGTATCGTCGAGTTGACGACTCCGAGCATCTCGCGAGGGTTCATCCGAATATCTCCTTGGCGAGTTTGTCGAGTTCGCGTTCCATGTGGCTCGTCAGATCGTTACTATGCTCGCGGATCGCAGGTCTGAGGAAGGGTTGCGCCGGAGTACCGGGATGTTCAACACGCTTCGTGAAGACTTCCTTTCCGTCGACGAAGAAGTGAAGCGCATCGGCGTCGGTCGGTGTGATTATGTGGGGTTCGCTACCGAACTCAACCGGCTTCGCATACTCCGCGGAGAAGCCGACGACCCATCTATACCGTGACTCTCTACGAGAGAAGCTTGAGTTGGCGAGTCGGTCCGTGTCTTTCGGCGCGTTGATCGACGCCGTCAACTCGACCTTCCTCGATGTCTTCTCCAGTGCCCGGTCGATTGCGTTCGGTATGCGGCGCTCAAACTCCTTCATCCGGTCCGCGAACTCTTCGAGGTCGTCGGCAAACTCGTCGAAGCCGTCGAAGCCGGTCATCCCGCAGTCGTGTGTATACTCCGGTCCCGACCGTCTGTTTCTTCGTCCTTGTCCGCCTCGGCGATTGAGTCGCGGAGCTCCTTGTAGAGGTCGAGCCAGTGACTCGAATAGCTCAGCACCGAGTCACCGGATGACGAGAGGTCACCGAGCTTCGTCGACGCAGCGTCCTCTGCTTCGTGCGTCAGGATATGCGTCGCGAGCGCCTTGACCGCCGACTTGTGAGACGACTGTATCTCGCTGTCCGTGAACCCCTCGCCTTCGTTGAGGTCGGTTTCGAGACGGCTTTCGGCGTACTCAAGGGCGTCCTTCTTGTCGTCGTTGGCGTAGTCATCGTCGACGCCTGCCATCGGGACGTCGCTGAGTTCGACGTAACTCGGAGAGTACGCCATCGGCTACCTCCGCTCTTCGACGGCTTCCTGAACGGTCTTGCGGTCGTGACCGTCCTGCTCGGCTTTGAGTATCTCGTCGAGACGGTCGTCGTACTCACCCGTCTCTATGTCATCGACGACATCGGAGACGGGAGTGCGGTCAACGAACGCCTCGGCGTCGAACTCTTCGTCTACGTTCTCTGCGTCCTTGCCATTACTCGCGGTATCTTCTCCGGTGACTCGTCCAGCGTACTCTAGGTGCTTGTGGAGCAGGGCGAGTTCACGGGCGTCCTCTTCCTCTTCGACGACGGCTTCTCCATCTTCGAACTCCAGCGGTTCGCCGAGTATCTGTCCGGCTTGGACGGTACCCGAGAAGTCGTCGCCGAGGTCGGTGGCTATCTTATGACTCATCAGCTGTCTATCTTGATAGCCGCCGATGCGTCCGTCGATACGTAGCCGCCGCGGCTACGCACCTTCCAGACATCCTGATCTTTCTTGTCGTCGCGGTACTGGTTTATTTCGCGCTCCCACCTCGTCGACTCGTATCCGTACTGGGACTGGTCGACGAGTATAGCCTCTCCGGGACCGAGGTCGCCCGTGTTCGTCGCGTACGTCGGTATACCGCCCGCCTCACCGAGGAAACCTTCGCCTATCTCGCCGTTCGGCAGGAGACCGGTCTCGATGACCATGTCGCCCATCTCCGACGCCTGGGTGAACTCCGGCATCTTCAGGAGATCTCCCATTCCGTCAGCGCCTACGAAGAGGAGCATCTCGCCGAGGTCGTACTCGTCGCCGAAGAGCGTCGTCCGCGCGTCCACGATGTCGGCGTACTGGATGGTGTCGTCGGTGTCGCCGACCGGTCCCTGCGAGTTCAGGTTGTTATTGAGGATCTGGAAGGCAAGGTAGTCCTGGTTAGACTGCCATGCCCACGCCGCGTCCTCTTCTTGGTTCATCGCTACCGGGACGCGCGAGTCCGAAACCGCCTCGTCGGTTATCGTGAACTCGAACCCACGCTTGTCGTAGAATACCCGAACCTTCGAGTAGTCTTTCGAGGTCCGCGGGTAATCACTCCCCTCCCCTATCTCGACGACCTCTCCGTCGAAGTCCTCGTCCGAGACGGGGAAGGAGAATGAGTCGTCGCTGATGTCTGTCGCGTCGTGGTCGCGGAATGCGCGACGGAACTGGTACGTCTTCCGAGTCTGTTCCTCTAGAACGCTTCTAACCGCCTCTTCCGAGACGACGTCGGATGCTGTAGTAGGCATGTAGTATCACCTCAAGGTATCTTGACCGCCGCCCCACCGGCAGGAATCGACCCTACTTCGAGACCGGCAGGTGCGCCTTCGTCGCTAAACGGCTGGAAGCCGTCGCTCCCGGCTGCGAGCTGTCCTTCGGTAGCCGAGACGCCGAGTTCCGTACCCGCTGACACGCCGCCTGCGACGTTCGCGACGACGACTCCGGCAACGTGAACAGCCACCTTGTCGCCCGCCGAGACGCCCGATGCAGTCGAAGCGACGACGCCGAGGGCATTCGTGTCGGTCGTGTCGTCTGCCTTGGCTACCTGACCGCTGTTGATCGCGGCGACGTCACCGGGTGAGAGAGACTCGGCAGCCTCGTACGTTACAGTCGTTGCTCCGCCGTAGACAGGGTCTCCTGGGTCTGTCATCTATATCGCCTCCATGTCGACCTCGTCGAAGCTATCCGCACCGACGAGGTCCGCTATCTTCTCGCGCTCTGCGTCAGCGACCGTGTCGTTCTTGCCGTCCCAGTATTCGAGACGGTCCTTCGCTTCCTCAACTTCCTCACGTGTCTCGTCGGAGAGGTCAGCTATCGCGGACTCCTCCTCGTCCGGGTCGCCGGACTGAGGGTCCGGCGTCAGGTCCTCTACCTCACCATCCTCGACGAGGTCTTGGTGCTTCTCGCGCAGGTCCTCGACGTCGAACTTCTCGACGAGTTCGTCGGCGCTGAACGGCGACGCCTCGGCGACGAGGTCGGCGTAGTCTTCCTTGACTTGCTGTACTTCTTCCCGCAGGTCTTCGACTTCCGACTCCTCGACTACAACCGGGTTGTCGAGTTCCCTCGCCTCTTCGACGAGGTCCTCGAACTCGTGGTCTTCTTCCTCTGTCATCTGTAGAACTGAGTTAGCCTTGGAGCTCGCTCCTCCGCGGAGGTCATCGCGTCCAAGTATCTGTACGTCGATGCTCATGTCCTCGGTCTCGTCCTCGGTGTCTTCGTCAGGCTCCGACATCTCGTGACCGAGCATCTCCCGCAGGTCCGCGGCGGCGAGAGCAGCCGCCTCACCCGCGGCGACTGAGTTCGACGGTGCGGCGCCGCGCTGGACGAGCGCGAGGTGTCGCGCCTCGCGTGCCTCGTCGATGAGGTACGCGTCGTCTTCGTCCTGCTCTAAGTCGCTCGTCTGAGGATGAAAGATACGCGGCGAGACTTCGAGACGTCCGTTCGCGACCTTCTCGGCGAGGTCGGCGTCGTCGAGCTCCGCTTCGTAGACGACGCCGACGTCGTCCTCGTACGCCGCGTCGGTCACCTCGCCGACGACGACCTCGGGGTCGCGGCTGTGCTCGGTCGTGAGCGGTACGCCTTCGAGAGTCGCAGCGACCTGTTTGAGCGCCGACGGAAGCCAGCGCTTCTTCTTCTTCGACTTTCCAAGAGTGGTGTCGTTCTCCCCGATAGCGACGCCGTGGACGATGTGCGTCCCGTCGACGCCGTCGCTGAGGATAGCGACGCCTCTCGGGGTTGCTTCTTCTTTCTCTGTCATAGGTGAGTGTCAGTCGGTGCAGACCTCGCTCTCTACGTCGGCGCGGAGGTCATCGGTCTGCGAGAAGGAGTCTGTCTATTCGCTCTTCTCAGTCAGGCTCATTTTATCCACAGCTTCCGATACTTCTTCAATGGGCTCATAATCCCAGGTCATCGCCCAGTTTGGGTACTCTCTCATATTTTCTTCTTCTGTCATTATTATGCTCTAAGGGTTCCAGGTTATTTACTCTTCTCCCGCTACCTCAAGACCCTCTCTTATTTCAGCTTCCTGTAGGTCCGCGTCCGGAGGTGCTGCTACGATAGCTTCTCTTTGCGATTCAGGCATATCTGGGTGAGCTTCCTGTATGGCTATTAGTTGCTCGACTCGGAACTTCTTGGATATAACCACACCTCCTTCAGCGTCTTTTCCGAGTGTTTCTAACAGCGTGTTCATTATATCTTCAGTAGTTGTCCACGAACCCACTGCCCGGGGCTGTACGCTTTCTCCGTTCTTTAGTCTCTGTGCAACCTCGCCTTGCAAGAACCGATGCAACTCTATCTCCTCACCGAAGTCCTCTCTAACACGTTCCGTAACGAAATCTGAGTATCTCCGGATTACCTCTTTTTCCCTCTCTGAAACATCCTTATCCAAGAATGACTCGTCTACTATCTTTTTGTTACCTGTTTTTTCAGAAGCTACCTGCCAGAGGCTTTTGGTCCCCGATGCCCCTGGTTGACTAACCCAGCTATCTATTACTCTATCAATAACCTCCCTTTCCTCATCTGTCCCGAAATTAGAAAAGACATCTTCAGGAGAGCTAGATAGTATGTCTCCCCCTGGCAGTTCTCCGAACTCTCCGTCGCTGTTCCGCGGTTGATACCGCCAGGGGGATTGGAGGTCCTCTCCTCCTTGTCGCCAACCCTCCCAGCCAAGTAACTTATTCTTCATAGCCGCGCAGAACCGGTTCGGCGACGCTATCTCGCCGCGCATCTCACGCCGGCAGCCGCGAAACGTCCCGCCCATCGACGCCCACGCCTTCAGCGCTATCATACGCGCGGGCTGATCCGACTCCTGCCACGACTCCGGATACGAGAAACGCCCGTCCTGCAGGTCGGCGGCACCCGGGCACGCTTCGGCGTCCTCCGACCCGCCGACGTCCTTCTCAGGGCTCTCGATGTCGGTGTCTATCTCGTCCTTCTCCAGTTCGCTCGCGCGGAAGACCGCGGCTCCGTCGCGAACGGCGACGACGTACGCCGGACTCCCGTCGCTTGCCTCAACCTCGTCGCCGCTCGGACCCTCAAACTCCAAGGTCCGCACCTCTACCACGACGCCGACGCCGTCGGGTGTGTCGACCTCATCGCCTTCGGTATAGCGCGTCGAGAGGTCCTCGCGCTCATCGTCGACGATAGGCGTGAGTCCGCTCCTGCAGTTCCAGTGGAAAGGAGGGGCGGGCGGTAGCGGTGTGAATCCCTCGAAGAGGGCGTCGGCAGGTGCATGGTCCATCCACTGCTCCGACAGGCTACCCTCGCCGAAGTACGCCTCCGCCGGCTCGCCGTCGCACCCCGCGAGGTCTCGGCAGAGAGGTGTCGTGTTGGGACCGCACGGGTTGATAACGCGGACACCGACGACGACGTCGCTCTCTTCGTACTCTCGCACGCGCGTCCCGTTCACCGCGTTCTGTGTCTCCATTCGGGCGATGAGACCGGCGCGTTGGTCTATCTCGCCGTCGCTGAACCTGTCTTCGAGGCGTCGACGGATGTCGTCGTATCCTTCGCCGTTTTCGAGACCGCGGCGGACCTGTGTCCGTATCCCACGGTACATCTCGTCCGTCGCGTCCTTAACCTGATTCTCGACGTTCGAGGTGTAGAACTCGATAGCCTGCTCGTCCTTCAGACCGAACGACGTGCCGAGCTGTAACTTCGAGTCCTCGCCAGCGAGCTTCTCCAGCGTGCTTTCGACGACCTGTCGGAGGACTGACTTCGTCTTCTTCCGGAGGGACGAACGTCCAAGCGCGCGGTCGAGTACGCGGCGTGCAACCGATGTGAGGCGCTCAGAAATACGTCGCGCGTCCGGGTCGGCAGCGAGGTCCGCGGTGGACTCGGACTCTTTTTCTAGTTCGTCGAGGACCTCGTCGCGCGCCTCGATGAGGACATCGCGTATTGTCGACCGGAGTTCGTCCATCTCTTCGCTGACGGATACGAACCGCGGGTCAGCGAGGTCGGCGCGACCGTCGCCGATGTCGATATCCCAGACGGTCATATCCTCCTGTTCGGGATCCTCGTCCGGTGTCTCAGGTTCGCCTTCGGGCGCGTTATCTTCGGCGCCCTCCTCCTCTGCGTTCTCCCCGTCCGGTTCGAGGACGAGCTGGACGTCGTCGGCGTTGACACCGTCCAACTCCTCCGCCTTCTCGCGCAGTATGGGCGTAAACTCGCTCTCCAGTTCGCGACGCGCCTCGTCAATCTGTTGCTGTTGTCGGCGTTCCTGTGACTCCGACACGAACTGGTTGATGTTCTCCTCGAACCCCCCGAGTTCGTATTTCGGAATCGGCATCCCCGACATGATGACGTCGACGTCGGTCTTGATGTTCTCGCGGAGCTCCGGGAGCTCGCCGCTGAGTTCCTCGACGTGGACGTCGAACGGGACTCCCGTCGACATCCCCGGTTCGAAGTTCTCGACATCGTACTGCTCAATCGCCTCGTCTATCTCATCCTCCCTCCATGGATGCTCTTCGTCCCCGAACCGGAGGACTCGGTGGGGGTAGGCGAGCGTCTTGACAGCGCGGTCGCTGTTGTCGAGCTTCTCTATGAAACCGTTCGCCCGCTTCTCGACTGCCTTGAGACGACTCGTGCCCCAGACGTCCCCGGTCCGACGGTCGCGCGTTATGAGCGTGACCTCGTCGAGCGTGAACGGCTTCTCGTCCTGATCTTTGTAGCCCGTCGCATCGTCGAACTGGACGAAAGCCGCGAGTTCGCCGTCGTCGGTTCGGGGGTAGTCGTCGTCCTCGTCGAACTCGTCGTCGGGGCGGACGAGGATGTTCTGGTTAGGCTTCGTGTAGGCGCGTATCGTCTCGGCGCGGAATAGCTTGAGCGCCGCGAGCGCGTCTTCGTCCTCCTCTGCAGGAACGTGTTCGATGCACGCGGTGCCTGCTATCTCGCGGTCGAGGAGCGCCTGCTTGAGCAGGAGATGGAAGTCCTGCTCCCTTAGAGCGCCGACGATGGCGCAGCTTTCGAGCCAGCTTTCGAGCTCGTCGTTCGCGCCTTCGACCTCGTAACCGGGTTCGAGGACCTCCTGGACGAAGGTCCTCAGAGATGTGCGGACGATAGGATTGTCCTCGAAGAGATCTCTGTAGTCTTCGATGTCGTCACTCGGCTCGCGTGCCTCGGCGCGTTCGCCGAACGAGAATAGACCGCCGCGGGTATCGCGGTGGTCCTGCGACTGTGGGTCGGGAGTGAGGACCGACTCTGCAAGGTCTGCTATTTTCTCTCGTATCATAGTATAGGTTATCGGGGGCGACGTCCGCGGTTGCGGCGTCCTCGTGAGTCTTCTATCTGAGTTCTTCCGTAGTTTGCCAGCGCGAGCGAGTCGGGATGATCGTCGTGCTCCCCGTTTCGAGCCTCCACCTTCACCTTACCAGACGGTGTGAAGTCATACATTAGACTCGTGAGTTCGTCGAGCAGGCGGCGGTGGTTCGGTATCATGATGTCCTGTGACTCGAAGTCCTTCTTCAGGCGAGTGTACATATCGTGCTTTGTCTTGACGGTGAACGGAACCGCTTTGACAACACCACCCAGACCACGCTCCGAGAAGTCGACCACTCCGCCCCCAACAGCATTCTCGTCGACCAGGATACGGTCGTAGTCGCGCTCGTTGTGTAGGTTCTGTATCCTGCCTACTATCCCCGGAACCGTGGACTCGTCCTCGGTATCGACGACGTCGGCTACGCCCGCGGCGTCCATCTCCGTGTAGACCGTTCTGTCGTCGCCTTTTCTCGCAACGTCGACGCCGAGGTAGAGCCGACCGGATGGTTCGGGGTTCGTGCCGACGCACGGGTTGACGAGGCTATGCGGCAGATATGCGCCTTCGGACTCGACGAACTCGCCGAGGAACTCCTGCCGGAACGTCTGGTTGTCTAACTGCCGACGTTTTTTCTCGATGTAGTCCTGCTGTGCAAACGGGCTAATCTCCGTACGCCAGTGCGGGCTGTACCATTCGTCGTCGTGCTCTACCTTCTCGTAGAAGTACCCGGATTTGCCTGCGGGCGTGCTGAATAGGCAGTACTCGTACTCCGGATGTGTGATGAAGAACTCCTCTATCTCCTGCGTGTAGACCGCGTCCTT